GTGCCACAATTACGATTATTTAACACAACATTTAACACTGTTAAACTTTCATAAAAAAGATGTTTCACGTGGAACGGTGGCAAAGTTTATGTTTCACGTGGAACAAAATTGCATATATGTTAAAAAGGTTTAAATTAAACCTTTAATACTATTTAACAAAAATAATTTGGTGGTTTCGTGGAAAAGTCGTATCTTTGCAACGTGATTTAGAAATTTAGTTCAACCCTTTAAAATATGAAATTATGGCAACGTACAAAATTACTTTAGTGTTTGAAACCGTTTTATCTGTTGACGGTACACGAGTTAAAATTGAAACATCACGTGAAACACAAATTGTTACAGGCGAGTTTGCCGATGTGGCAAAAGTTATGTTTGAACACGAAACAAACTGCATCAAGCACAACAGATTACAAAAGTTAACGAAAGACGTTTACACCGTCTTCGAATCAAAAGATAGTTTGAACTACATTAACGAATATGGATGCTGCGTAACACAACTTTGCAACAAATTAGGCAAGAACGCTAGTTCATTCTTACAGTTAATTCAAACAAGCGAACGAATCAAATAAATGTTTAACCGCCTGTAAGGTTCGCCCTTACAGGCTTAAAATAACTGTTTAACGTGGAACAATAAGTGTTAACAACATTTAATTTATTTCTTTAATACTTTTTAACTAAAATAATTTGGTGATTTAATAGATTTGACGTATCTTTGCACCGTGTTTTAGAAACAATATAAGTTTAACAATTTAAATTAGGTAAATTATGAACGAAAATTTTAATGAAACTGTTTTCAACTGTATTACAAGTGTTAACGCTTTGATGACTTCAAACGAAGTCGCTAAAGACGATAAGGCGGTTATCAAGTTGAACCGCTTTAAGAAGTGGTTGAATGAGTTCGCAGTTGCAAACGGTATGAACGAAGTTAAGTAATAACAGGAGTTCAAAAGACAACAGAAGTTTAACGTTTAAAGGTTTTAAGTTATGGCTAAAGGTTTTAGTTTTGCAAGTAAGTTCAACAAAACAAGTTTCGGTATTGATACGACCGATTTTCCGTTTGTGAAGTTGACCGACATTTACAACAGTGAAAAAGACGGTGGCAGTGATGTGGTACACCCTATCAATGGTTTGTACGTTCACAAATCACAGTTGGGTGATTCGCCTGTTATTATTGACATAGAGAATAAGCGTTTGGTGAACTTGCCACAGTTCACAGGTGACACAGTACGTGAGATTCTAGCAGATAGTGAGGCGGTGGATGCTATCAAGGCAAACAAAGTCGGTTACACGATTTACGAATATGAATCGCACGGAAAGAAGTGTTACGGCATAACTTTCGTTGACAAGTAGTTTTCATAGGGTAAAGGGTGGATAACGGCACGGGGGTAAACAGTAACTTTGTTTATTGTTGCCCCCGTTTTTGTTTCATTTAAAATTTAACAATTATGGCAAAGAAAAATCCTATAGGGTTCAGCAAAAGAACATTTTCTGCTAGTAGTAAAATTCATATAAAGAAAAAAATTATATCCGCTATAGAATCAAGCCCCGAACTGAGAAAAGAAATTGCACGTGTGTTTCAACAGGCTAACAGACGTATTCAGAATGTAGAAAATTCGGGTATTGTTTCTCCCGCTGTTATCGCCTTAAATAAAGGTGATATAAAGGGTTTTGCAAAATTTTCAATGAAACACGATTGGAACGATTTAAAAATCGAATATGCAAAAGCGGTTTCTTTTTTGCAACAACCTACATCCACGGCAAGTGGTACACGTGAATATGCTGCACACTTAAAGAAAACGTACAATTTGACCGACAAAGAATTTTCAATAATGCAAAATAACTTAGTTGGTAAAATTGCTAGTGTGTCCGACCAAAAATTTTTGGAACAGTATTTAATGCAATATAAAGACTTCACAGGTGAACTTGAACAGGAATCACGTGATGTGTCCGACCAAATCGAAAGTGATGCAGTTAAAATCGCAGATTCACTACAAGATGATATTGATAATGCGGGCGAAATGGTTGAAAGTAAGATTCAAAAAATATTGGATGGTTTCAAAAAATTCGGTTTATAATGAAAAAGATACCCTTTACACTACAAACAGAAGTTTACACGCCTAAAGATATTGCAAAGGTTTTATCTTTGGCGGTGAACGAAAAGAATTTTACAGGCAATAATAAGGGCGAAAAGTTTCTTAATGTGCCTGTATCTTTCGATATAGAAACCACATCTTTTTACAGGGATGAGGATGGTGAAACATACAGTTATGAACGTTATATGAAATTAGGCGGTAAGGAAACCAAAATGGAAAAATGTTCTTTAATGTATGTTTGGCAATTTGGAATAAACGGTTTTTGTATTATTGGTAGAACGTGGGATGAATTTTTACAAATGTTATATGAAATCGTGGATATATTGGAACTTTGCCCAAAAAAGCGTATTATTATATACGTTCACAATTTGGCATACGAATTCCAATTTTTCCGTGAATTGTTAGATTGGGAAAAGGTTTTTTCTATAGACCTTAGAAAACCGATTTACGGCATAACTGAAACGGGTTTAGAGTTCCGATGCAGTTACTTACTTTCGGGCTATTCTTTGGCGAAATTGGGCGAACAACTTCACAAATATAAATGTGAAAAGTTAGTTGGTGATTTGGACTATTCCCTTTTGCGTCACAATAAAACACCTTTGACACAAAAAGAAATTGGTTACTGTTTAAACGACATAAAAGTTGTGATGTGCTATATACAGGAACTAATAGAGCAGTACAAAGGAATAACACGTTTACCGATTACAAAAACGGGGTTTGTACGCAAGTATTGCCGTTCTGTATGCTTTAAAACAACAGACGAAACAGGCAAGACGATTCCGAACTTTAAATATATCGATAAGATTCATTCTTTAAATATAACAGGTTTGGATGAGTTTTCTATGCTGCAAAGGGCATTTGCGGGCGGTTTCACACACGCCAACGCAAAATATACTGACGAAGTAATTTCAAACGTAGATAGTTACGATTTTACTAGCAGTTACCCGTACGTTATGGTATCAGAAAAATTCCCTATGAGCACAGGCGTTTTTGTTCCTGTAAAGTCTATGAAACAATTTGAGTTTATGACTAGCAAATTTTGTTGTGTGTTCGATATAGAAATTACAAACATTTTTGCGAAATCAGAAAACGAAAACCCTATATCGGTTAGCAAATGTTTCGTCAAAGAAAACGTTTCCGAGAATAACGGGCGTTTGGTTTGCGCTAGTAAAATATGTATGACTATAACAGAAATAGACTTTAAAGTCTTTTCGCAATTTTACACGTGGGAGCAAATAAGAATCGGGCGAATGATTTGTTACAGAAAAGAATATTTACCAACTGAGTTCGTGAAATCTATTTTGCACCTGTATGAAATGAAAACGAAACTTAAAGGCGTAAAGGGTAAAGAAGTGGAATATCTGAACAGTAAAGAAATGCTTAATAGTTGTTACGGTATGTGTGTTACGAACCCGTTGCGTGATGAAATTTTGTGTGACGGTGAAACGTGGGATGTAGAACACCTTACAGGTGAAAAGCAATTAGAAATGCTTAATAAATACAACGATAGCAAAAACCGCTTTTTATTTTACCCGTGGGGTATTTATGTAACCGCTTATGCAAGAAGAAACCTTTTTACAGGCATTTCTGAATGTGGTGACGATTACATATACAGCGACACCGATAGCGTTAAAATAATGAACGGTGATGCCCACAAAGATTATTTCAAAGCATACAACGATTTAGCGCAGCAGAAATTGCGTTCCGCCTGTAAGTTCCACAAAATACCATTTGAAAAGGTTGAACCTGTAACGATAAAGGGAATCGCAAAACCTTTGGGGGTTTGGGACTATGAGGGTAGATATACCCGTTTTAAAACTTTGGGTGCTAAAAGATATATGGTTGAAGAAGAAAACGCCCTTACGGTAAACGGTAAAAATTATAATTACTCTATGACCGTTTCGGGTGTTAACAAAAAATCAGCTATCCCCTATATGGTGGAAACGTACGGTGAAAATGGTGTGTTCGATGCCTTTACTAACTATCTGGATATTCCACCGAGTGCAACAGGCAAGAACATACATACATATATAGATTACGAACAGAAGGGAACGATAAAAGACTATAAGGGAAACGTTTCAAGTTACGATACGACCACAGGTGTACACTTAGAACCAACGGGGTACACTTTGAGTCTTTCAGTTCTTTATATAAACTATTTAATGGGAATCAGATTAAAAAAGGAATAATATGTCACAGAAAAAAGAAAAAGTGGAAACACCTAAATTTTACACGTTGAATCGTATTTTATCAAAAAATGCAGATTACAACGTAATTTTTGGTGAACGTTCCAACGGCAAAACTTATGCCACCCTGTTATATGGTATCAAAGAATATCTGAAAACAGGAAAACAAATGGCATATATACGCCGTTGGCGTGAGGATTTGAGGGGCAAACGTGCCGAAAGTTTGTTTGCAAATCACGTTGCAAACGGTGTAATAACAGAACTTACAGACGGCAAGTTTAACGAAGTTTTTTATGTATCGGGAAAATGGTTTCTTTCGTTCTATGACCCCGAAACGAAAAAGCGTGTGCCCGAAAGCACACCGTTCTGTTATGGGTTTTGTCTTTCAGAACAGGAACACGAAAAATCTAGCAGTTACCCGAATATAACTACTATTGTTTTCGATGAGTTCCTTACAAGACGTTATTATTTGCCCGATGAGTTTATGCTATATATGAACCTGTTGAGTACAATTATTCGTCAGAGAAATGATGTTAAAGTCTTTATGTTAGGTAACACGGTGAATCAGTTTTGCCCGTATTTTACCGAAATGGGATTGAAACAGGTGCGAGTTATGGAACAGGGCACAATAGATATTTACAAGTTTGGAGAAAACGGTGCTACCGTTGCCGTTGAATATTGCAGTACTATTGTAAAGCATAAAGCTAGCAACAAATATTTCTGTTTCGACAATGAAAATTTGCAAATGATAACGGGCGGTAAATGGGAACTGGCAGTATACCCACATTTGCCTGTAAAATACAAACCGAATGACGTGTTGTTTGTCTTCTATATTCAGTTTAACGAAATGACGTTACAGGGTAACGTGATACAGGTTGAGGACAAAGAAAACGGGGTGAATAATTTCATTTATATTCACAACAAAACAACACCGATTAAGGACACAGAAAATAGTTTGATTTATTCGTTGCAAATGAACGGAAAACCGAACTACAAACGAAAGTTGTTGAGTACTGCAACGTATCTGGAATCGCAGATAACAAAGTATTTCGCAACGGATAAGGTATTTTATCAAAGTAACGAAATTGGCGAAATCGTACGTAACTATTTAATGGCGAGTGCACGCAGTAACATTATTACTTAATATCTGTTAACGGGGGTTAAAAATGTTTCACGTGAAACAATTTTCCCCCGTTTTATTTGGTGAAACCAAATAATATGACTATCTTTGCAGCATCAAATAACAAAGTTAAAAATTACTATATGGATCCAAACGGAATAATTTCGCTTATTAGTAACGTTGGTTTTCCTGTTGCGGTGTGCATTGCACTTTTCTATTATATGGAAAAACAGAACGAACACCACCAAAGCGAGACTGACAAGTTAAATGAAACGGTACAAAGTAACACAAAAGTGCTAACAGAACTTTGCACCTTAATTAAAACTTTAATTAAGTAAATGGAAAAAGAAAACTTATATAACAGGTTTCAAACAGAAGTTAAAAACAAAGATACGGCATTATTCACATTTATGCAACGTGTTCTTTGTATGACTTCAAAATTGTTTGTTTACACGGGCACACCCGAAACAATGCCGCCTGTTGAACTTGAAAAGATTCTGCAAACAACGGGTAACGTTGGAATAGCAGAAGTTGACGGTAATTTGTACGCCTTACAGGGCACACGGGGTGGCAAGTGTGATGCCTATTATCACGGCAAAGATTACGTTGTCGCAAACCCGTGGTTAAATTTGAACAAAACGTTCAAAATTGATGAGGATATTGTCGTTATCAATAACACACCGTTTGCGGATTCGCTTTTGCCGATAATTGGTAAATATGGTGTTCTTTACACGGATGCCACAATTACTTTAAATTTGGCTAGCATTTTAACCCGTATCACTATGTTAATTTCTGCTAGTGACGATAAAACCAAACAGAGTGCGGAATCGTTCTTACAGAAAATTTTGAACGGTGACTTTTCTGTAATCGGTGAAAATGCCTTTTTCAAAGGCGTAAACTTACAGACCCCACCGACACAGGGAAACCAACAAATCGGACAATTAATTGAACTGTTGCAGTACTACAAAGCATCAATGTTTAACGATTTGGGTTTGAACGCAAACTATAATATGAAACGTGAACGGTTGAACACGCAAGAAGTTTCAATGAATATTGATGCTTTAATGCCGTTTGTCGATTCAATGTTAACAGAACGTGTTGAGGGTGTGAAACGTGTTAACGAAATGTTCGGCACAGAGATTTCGGTAACTTTGGGGTCAAGTTGGAAAATCGAACACGAAAATTATTTGTCGTTGCTCAAAGCATCAGAAGACGGGCACGACCACACCGATACAGAAGACGTTGACCCTGTAACGGAAAACGAAACAGAAGAAACGCAAGAAACAGAAGAAACGGAAACAGAAACAGAAGAAACGCAAGAAACAGAAGAAACGGAAACGGAAACAGAAGAAACGCAAGAAACAGAAGAAACAGAAGAAAACAAAGATGAAAATTAACGAACTTTTCACAACTGAAAACGGGCTATTTGAAAAGATATTCAAGCCCATGTTTCCTGTTTTGTATGAATCAATATTTGGGAATGATGACCCAAAAATAATTGATATTGATTTTTGTTTCAAATATGGAAACAGAACGTTGTTTGATGCCGTCACAAACGAAACTGCAAATGATATTGTAAAAAGCATTATTACTGTAAAGTTTGACGAATGGCAAAAACAAATTCAAGTGTTTAATAAAGAATATGACGTGTTAAACCCTGTAACGTCTAAGACAACGGAAACAACAAGTAACACCGTTGACGAAACAGGCAATAACAGCACAGTCGATTCAAGTGTAACGTTTAACAATGGAGATTTCGGAAATGACACAAAACAGCAGAGAGATTCCACAGGGAACAGACAAGAAACAGGCACGAAAACAACTGTTAAAAACGGTGTGCCGTCTAGTTTTCCAACTAGTGAGATTATTCAAAAAGAAATGAGTTTGCGCAAAACTAATTTCAAAACGCAAGTGATAACAGAACTTGCAAAAGAGTTAACAGTAGATATTTATTAATTATTAAAATTTTTATAAAAATGAATGTAAAGCAGATTTATACTTTAGTTAACGACGTTTCGAGTGAAGTTTTGGGAAAAGCCGATTTGGTACAAGAAGACCTTACGGGTTTGGTAGATTTGGGTAACGAAGTGTTCAACCAAAATGCCGTTGACAATTATGTAAAATCGTTGGTGAACCACATCGGTAAAGTGGTTTTCGTGAACCGCCCTTATTCGGGTAAAGTTCCAAGTGTTCTTATGGATGCGTGGGAATTTGGTAGTGTTTTGGAGAAAATCAGCGCAGACGTTCCAACGGCTGAGGAAAACGACACGTGGAACTTGAAAGACGGCACAGAGTACAAACAGGATGTGTTCCACAAACCAACCGTTTCCGCTAAGTTCTTCAACTCAAAGGTAACTTTTGAAGTTCCTGTTTCAATTACTGAAAGACAAGTAAAGGAATCTTTCAGCAGCGCAGAGCAGTTGAACGGCTTTTTGTCTATGATTTACTCAGCAGTTGAGAAGTCAATGACTATCAAGACGGATGCGCTTATTATGCGCACAATTAACAATATGATAGCGGAAACGTTGTATGCCGACAGAACCGCTTTCGGTTTCATACAGTCAACAAACGAAAAAGTAAACTATGCGAGTGGGTCAACAGTTCGTTGCGTGAACCTGTTGAAACTTTACAACGATAAGACGGGCGCACATTTGACCGCAAACGTAGCAGTAACCACACCCGATTTCATCAGATTTGCTGCTTACGTTATGGGTTTGTATGCAGACCGTTTGCAGACAATTTCAACTTTGTTCAATGTTGGCGGTAAGGAACGTTTCACACCGAAAGACGTTTTGCACACCGTTCTGTTGTCAGATTTCGCAGCCGCAGCCAAAGCGTACTTGTATGCCGACACGTTCCACAGCGAGAACGTTCTGTTGCCACAGGCTGAGACCGTTGCAAGTTGGCAAGCATCTGGCCAAGATTACGCCTTTGAACACGTTTCAAAGATTGACGTAAAATCGGCAAGCGGTGCAACGGTTTCTGTTAGCGGTGTTTTGGGCGTGATGTTTGACCGTGACGCGTTGGGCGTTACAAATTTGGATAAGCGTGTTACAACGAACTACAACGCAAAGGCTGAGTTCTTCAACAACTATTTCAAGTTTGATGCGGGTTACTTCAATGACACAAACGAAAACTTTGTTGTTTTCTTTGTAGCCTAATTTAGTTGTCTAACTTTTTGGGGTGTTTCCTGTAGGTGAAAGCACAGGGGATGCCCCTTTTAGCTTTTAAGTTATGGTTAAAATTAAAACTTACATTTACAACGGCAAACCGAACGAAGTAAACAAGACTTTACAGGAAAACGAAGAATATACGGGCGTGTTGAATGCAACGTTCAACATTTTAACGCCTGTTGTCCGTTTCAGAACACGCACACCTGTAACGTTTAACTATGTTTATATCGAAAGTTTGAACCGTTATTATTTCGTTTCTGAGAAACAACAAGACGGTGATATTTGCACAGTTCGTTTGCGTGTTGACGTTCTGTTTACTTATAAGGATATTATTTTAAATAGTAGTGCAACGTTAGTTAAAGGTGGTAACGCTAATAAATTTGTTTCAAATAGAAATAACGTTTATGACGTTAGACCAAAAACAAAGAAAATTAATTTCCCTAATATGGGGTTATTAAATGAAACGGGCACGGTTGTTATGATTACTTTAAAAGGAAATAGCGATGACAAACAATGATGCAAATGTAGGTGATGTTATGATTCCCGTTGAATATAATGATCCACCACATATGAAAGTAGTTGGTGAAAAACCAACAGAAATAAAATTGGGTGAAACATTAAATTTAACGTTATCAGCAGATAGTGGTTATCAGTTCAACCCAGATACAACTGTTTTGCAAATAACGAAAAGTAGTGGAACACAAATAAGTGAACCATTTGTTTTTACAGAATTCAACACAAAAGCATCTATCAGCTATAAAACAGTTGAAAACGATACAAGTTTGTATGTTAAAGCAAGATTGGTTGTAGCTAAATTAATTAATGTTACTTACGATTTAACAAATTGTACTTCTAATATCGTAGAAAATAAATTAATCGTAGGTGCAACAGTTAATTTTACGTTGACCGCTAATGACGGTACAGAATTTAAAGACTATGTGCCGACTTTAAGTTATATCGATAATTACGGGAATAGAACAACCAAAGAATTTATAATATCTCCCGATAAGACACAGGCGGTTTTAGATTCTTTTGTTATTCCGAAATACGATATAACGATATATGGTGATGCCCAAACAAAACCAACCGTTATTAATTACGGTGCTATAAATGCCTATATCGTGAATGTGGATATATTAAACGCTTTTTCAAAGAAAAGATATTTTAAAGATTCCACTAGTGGAACGACAAGTTATGATGTGGATTTAGGCGAATATGTAAACAGAATAAAAAGAATTTATTTGCCTATAACGTCTAATGTAAACGATGTTATTAGATGCGGTAATTACAATACAGGAATAGAATGTAACGATTTACCAAAAGATATTTATGAGATAAATTTTGGTGATATTGATATACCATTTATGAACGGTGATTCAAACGACTTTAATACGGGTGATTTAAGCATTTTTATTCCGTTTGTTGGTGTTGTTCCGTTGGATAATTCTTTAATCGGGAAAACCGTTAATTTGTTGATGAAAATTAATGCTGTAACGGGAAACGGTGTTTCTATTTTGACCTGTAACGGTGTTATTTTCGATACACAAAACGTTGTTGCATCCACTGACGTACTGTTTACAGGCACAAACAGTAATATCTATAAAATAGGTGGTGACGATTGGAACGAACAAATTTTAATGGGTATTGAACCGTATGTTATTTTAAATTACAATGATTCAATAAACCCGCCAATTAATACAACGTTAGAAAACGTAACCATAAGCGATGTTACAGGGTTTGCACAGTTTGAAAACGTGAATTTAAACACGGCAAATCTTTTGGTTTCTGAATATGATGAAATCATTTCACAACTTGAAACAGGTGTTTATTTATAAAAGATAACAGGCGGTAAAATTGTCACCGCCTGTTTTCTTATTTTTTATTAGAAAATTCGTAAGCTAAACCTTTGCTACAAATAAAATCTAAGGCACGGTTTTTCTTTGCCGTTTCTTCATCAAGTTTGCAAGAAATAGTTTTTATTACTAAGGTTTGCGCCTTTAATGTGTCGATAACAGAATTTAGCAACATACCGTTTGTGCCTGTTGTTTCTTCTGCTATATACTGCAAATTTTCTGTTGAGACTTTAATAGACTTCAACAAAATTTCTATTGACTTTTCCATAACTATTTCTTTTCCAAATTCATTATTATTTGGTTACGGGGTTTGCCGTTACTGCTGCAAACTGAAATGTGAAACCAAAAACTTTTAGAACCCTTTCGGTGTTCTTTAATAAGTTGGTCAAAACCGCCTGTTTCTCTCAGAACCTTTTCCAAAGATTCCATATCAGCACAAACCACATCAGCAGCCAAACCCTTTAAGTGTTGACTATTAGCAACACCGCCCACCGCTTTATTTAACATCGGTGAACGATAACCGCTATTTACTAATATAGGTTTTCCCAACTTTGCACGGATGCCGTCTAAATAATCAGCTAACCTATTCAAGTTGTCAACAATTTCAAAAGTTGGCATATTGTCAATGCCCAAACGTTTTGCCGTTGCTGAGTTTATGAACTCAGACAAACTAAAATACTTAATTCTTTTCATATCATTATTATTTAGTTGAAACTACAAACCACTTGCGAGAATCTTTGTGCGTTGGAAAACGACCCTTTACAGTTATCGAACAATCCCCCTGTAAATAGTCGATTTTGTTGTTGAAGAACTCACTTACTTTGTCCGAACGAACCATATAAACAGTTACTTTGTCGGTTTGCTTTAATGTAATCTTAAAATATGAATATTCCATATATCAATTATTTATGCCCTTACAGGCGGTTAAACTTATCTGATACGCTCTGATGTCTGTGTCAACGTCAACATATTAGAAACTTTATCACCTAACTTGTTAAATAACTGTGTAACGCAATAACCCATTTCTTTAATTTGTCTTACGTTGTCCTTACTTGTGAAAATGGTTTCAACATTTTCGGCGGCTTTATCTATAGTGTTCAACACTAAGAAGTTTAATTGCTTCTTGTACATCACATTTGCCACATCATCCATATTACCGACTATAACTCTATGAGTGAGTATCATGTTTTGGTGTACTGATTTACCGTTTACACTGATAGCACTAACGGTTTCCGATGTTACTTTATAAATTGCCATAATTTTTTTATTTTAAAGGGTTAAACTAAATTTCTAAATCACGGTGCAAAGATACAACTTTTCCACGAAACAACCAAATTATTTTTGTTAAATAGTATTAAAAGTTTAATTTAAACCTTTTTAACATCTATTCTTTTTGTTCCACGTGAAACATCCAGTTACCGCACCGTTCCACGTGAAACATCTTTTTTATGAAAGTTTAACAGTGTTAAATGTTGTGTTAAATAATCGTAATTGTGGCAC